ACCCCCCTTACTACTATTGCAACTACTGCATAATACTTGCAAATTATTTGGATTATCGTCTCCACCTAAATGTCTTGGCACTATATGGTCAACGCTTAGGCGTTCCTCTGTCCCGCACATCTGGCAACATCCATCTCGTTTAATGATCGACTCTCGTAGCTTGCGCCATTTAGCACTCGACCCGGTATTGCTTAATGAACTCTTACTCATTGCCAGCCTTTAGTCTTTAGATGATGTAATGCCTTGCAGTAATTAGGTTCATCATACTTAGTAATCCCATATCTATGAGCAACGTAGTACCAGTACATATAGAACTGATAGTCATAAGGCTTGCCTTTAATATGCTTACTTTTCATTTGATAATAGCCATGATGAGATCCATTGACTGCATCGATTCTCCAGGTGGATTCTCTATATACGATCTGGTTATGGCATTTGTATTGTTTATCAGTTAATTGTTTATTAGCTAATGATTTAAGGGATTTAGTTGCATCTATTGAAGCCTCTACTCTATCGGCTCCTGCTATAGATAGAGATAGCCCAATAACGACTGCTACCGAGCAAGCTACGCCTTTCAGGCTTGCTCTGAAGCCTTGAGGGCTTCTAGCAGAGAAGTGTACCGAACGTGTAAAGGACATTCGATATAAGTCCTGCTCAGAGCGGCGTGGCGAATTACTTATCCGTCGAGTAAAAGCCGCCTGATTTAAATATGACCGGGACTGACGAATAGATTTTACGCATTGGTTCATGGCATAACGGGCATTCAAGATCGTGATCTGCATTGATTGGATACTCCTTCTCATATCGAAGATTGCTCTGACAGCGCTCCTCATTGACACACTCGAACTCATAGATAGGCATTAAGTAACCTTGCCATGCATCGACTCAATGTGACTTAGCATCATTCTGCTAATCTCCTTTTGCGTGAGGAATCCATAGGCAGACTTAAGGGAATAGCCGCAAGGGCAGGTATGCATCCAATCGAATAACTCATTATTGTTCCTCGCACCATTTGCATTCGTCATTTAGTGTCCATTCCCCGCATCCTTTACATCGCTGTATATCTGATTCTTTAACTATATCTCTTCGCTTCTCATAACCAGCAGCTATGAGTAACTCCACCAGATCGCCAAGGCGAAGCATTGCGACGTAATCGTCAGGCTTCTCACCTTGCCCATTAAGCCTAAAGCATGCGAACCCCAATAGGCCGCTTTTGGCTGTCCTAGTTTCGATCTGGCGGAGTGTTCCCGAGACATCGAGTCCTGTGCGCGCTTTAACCTCGCAGTCGAACGGGACATTGAGAATGTCACGCCCAGAACCTCGACCTACTGAAGCACCTTCCCACCAGCGCCTCAGATACTCTGCTACAACGCGCTCCGTTCTGAAGCCGCGATGCTTTCTACTTTGAGACATTGGTCTCCAGCGTTACTGCGTGGCAATCAGGGCATGACCAAGTAAATCCTGTGGTTAATGATCCCCCGGTAATAACAATTTCTGATACATCAAACTCTCGATTACATAAGCAGCATCGAGTAGTAATACCAGAAGCTTTTACTGTGTCTCGGATAATCTTGTAGTGCTCGATAACATCAACATCTGGGTATGACTCCCATTCGCCATCTTGATTCATAAATTGTAGGCTGCTCATTTGCGCACCTCTTGAGGTTTCCAGGCTCCGTTGTTGTCTATGACGTACCAGATCGGATCGCACTTATCAATATCCGCCCAAGTTTCTTGGCGTTGAGGTGTTAATGGACATCCCATATTCGCCCAGGCTTTTCCATTTTTGTTGCCTGTACGCCATACACGTTCACCATGCTTGCAATGTGGGATATCTTTATCGACCTTAGTAGCTCCGAGAACCTCTTGAACCAAAGCAACTGCATCAGCAGCGCTAGGCGCTGGCTCTACGGCTTTAATTGTCCAAGGATCATCTTCCTTTTCGACTGTGATCTTATCCGCTAGCTTCTCAGCAAACGGTTTTGGCTGCGCCTGATTGACTTTTGCCATTTCTTCACGAGAAGGGCGTTTGCCCTTCGCTGCATAATTCGCGTTAGCCAAAGCACGACCAATCGCACTCGTCTCGCAATTCTCAAGCGCCGACGTAGAATTAACTCCTCGCGTAGATACGGTTTCCTCAGCAAAGCCAGTAGTCCAAGGGTATGCATCCACTTCAGTTCTATAGATAGAAGCCTTAACGATAAATCTCTGCAAAGTATGCTCAATGACCTCAGTAAATATTCGACCATCTGGATGTTCCTTCCAATAGACTTTTAATCGATCTTCGACTGTTTCATAATCTTCTAGATTAAACATATTGTTCATTCTCCTCTGTAGCTAGTTGTCCAGCAATTGCAAGGTAACTGGCTCCGTCGACCCAGGTATCGATCTTCTGGCTGTCCTCAATGCTTCTGGCAATTTTGACCAGCGAGAGTATGACCGCAACTTGATAATCCTCAACTGGCATTTCCAGGTAGGCGCTGATGAGCCTTGCTGCTCTTGCCATATTGTCAGTCGGGTGACCGTAACTAAGTCCCCGGTCTTGGTATAGGTCTGTAGCACTTTGTAAGATTTCAGCATGCTTCATGCTCGCACCTTCTCGCGCTTCTCGTAATACTCGCGCACGGCTTTACGGCCATCTATGTAACCAGTCTTAATACCCATTGAGTAAAAGAGGACATTAGACAACATTATAAAAACGAACATAATGCCTATTTCATATAGTTCCATTATTGCTCCCGATCTACCAGAGTTTCTGGCTTCTTGGGATAAGGATGACATAACTAGGAGACAGAGCCGCGTTTATTTGTATAACAAAACGGTAACAATTCTGCATCATCGACGTGATCATCGATCGTGCGCTTTAGATCGTTATCGAGATCGTCCATAGCGACGGCCGTGGACTATAAAAGTCCCATCCTTTTCTAGATTAACCAGGGTTACTTGGGTATCTTCAACAATAATGAAAGCCTGCTGCCAGTTCATAGTTCCCTTGGTGTATCCAGCTTTGCGAACATCCATAAGATGCCCACCTTCAACCCCACGCAGGATACGGCCTATTTTGCCCCCAGAAGCCTCTGTGAAGGCCGATGAACCCGCTCTGTGTGTGTGTCCACAAACTACGCTTAAACCGTGTCTACGGGCCGCTGAGAGGGCTGTGAGGCCTGCATTAGGGTTAATCCCTTGCTCATCCCCGTGAACCGCTACCCAGCCCTTAGCAAAGGCGTATGGCTTCTTATGATATGTGATCCCGAGTTCATCAAGTTTTAGAAACTTCTCGAAGCGCAACTCAGGCAATGCTAGGAATGCTGGAATCTTCTTCATAATTACGTTGTAAAGCCGATCCGTGTGGTTAGAGCGGATCATATGGGCTTCTTTAGAATGCTCGACCAATGACCATAAAACCTCTACGGCTTGATCTCGATCATCAGCTAGTGTCTGCTCGTACCAGCCCGGGGTTCCGTCTGACCATCTGCTGATCTGAGGGAGGTCGATTTCATCTCCCAGAGTAATGATGCTATCTGGGCGGTATGTTTTAAGAAAACTTGCAACATTGCGTACCGCAACTTCATCGTGATATGGAACCTGTAAATCTGGAATTATTACGGTTCTTTTCATTTGATTTAATCCTCATCGTCATCATCGTCATCCCAAGTGTGTGGGATTAGGTCTGGCTTAGGAAGAATCCAATCTGGATACGCCGATGGCTCAACTATTACTGCAAGGGCAATTTCAATATCGAAACCAGCGCGACGAAGCGCCCTATACATTTCCTGGAGACTGATAGCCCAGGCATCTAATGCTGTATATGTATCGAGGTCTATAACCTTCTTGCGAGCCATGATCTTATTGTGACTTACCGCATAGGATTTCGTAGATTTTATCCACGCGTGTCTCTAAACGATTTACTGAGTCCTTTAGGCTCGAGCCGCTATTCGGCTTCAACTCCGCTAAATAGTGACGTACCAAGAAGTGCAGCATTGCAGTTACACCACCCAGCACCGTCACGATCGCTACTGCAAGTGCAGCATAATCCTGAAGTGTCATTTCTTATGATCGATCTCATCTACTGCTGCTTCAACTGCATCGACTAGAACATCTTTCAGAGCCTTCTTTGCCCGGTACGACTTAATCGCTGCGCGAATCGCTGGGATTGCTGCAAGGGCTATAGCTGCGTAGATCATTTCTGTCATTTATTTGCTCCTAGTAATGGGATATTAAAGAACGAGCCATCTTGATCACCTTTGCTAGTGAAAGAGATATGGCAATGGTGGTTGTGCGGATTGCTTCCCGTATATTTTCGCCAGCGCCAGCCCAAGCGAGATGATGCGATTCGGCCTTGGAAAATGATGTAGGCCACCCGCTTCTCTCCAGACTTTGCAGCGAGACGAATCTGATCTGCAATATCGGGCATGAGGTCGGGCTTGCCTGACTTATGGACATCTGCATCAACATCGATCGCTCTGACAACCATTCCAGCCTTTGGATCAGGATTGTGATCGCTAGGGCGCGCTGAATGACGGAGATCACCGATCCAACCATCGGAACGTCTATCACGATCTGGGAAGGTGTCATCGAATTGTTCTCTTAGCTGAATACCTGCTTTGCATAATTTAGGCTTCATCTAATAATTTCTTCATCTCAAGTTCACAACCTTGGCAATTCCATTTAAATAAATCATTTAAGAATAATTCTTTATGATTACATACCGGGCGTGGAGCAATAAAGGCATCTGCTTCTGGATCATAGGTATAACCGATCCCTGCATAGTTATAGCGAATCTTTGAGTTATAAGAAGTTCTAACGCAGGTCTGACCTTTAAAATTACCGTACCAAACTTCAGGCTCTAGGCCTTCGATTAATTCAGTTTCGTCAATGCCAGGAATAACCTGAGTAACGATGTTATTTTCATTTAAAAATGCGTAATGTGCCATTATGCCCAACTCACATTTCCTGTGCCAGCAGTTATAGTTGCAACACTAAATCCCCCTGCGGTTGCAGTTGAACCTGTTAAACCAGCACCGATTGTTATTGTGTAAGCATCTGGGTATTTAAGGATGACTACGCCTGAACCACCATTTGCTCCAATTCCACCGTAACCACCGCCGCCGCCGCCGCCTGTGTTCGCTGTGCCTGCTGTTCCGTTAATTGCACCACCAGCACCGCCGCCGCCTGCGCCAGCAGATCCGCCTGTAGTGTTACCACCTGCACCACCGCCACCTGCGCGAGTTACAGAACTTCCAGTAATAGATGATGCGATTCCATCTCCGCCGTTGCCGCCTGTTGCGCCAGATCCGATTGTGCCGTTTGCTCCTGCACCACCACCGCCACCGCCTGATGAAGATCCACCATTAGCGCCGTCAAAACCTTGATTGGCTGTACCTGCTGCGCCTGCAATATAAGCACCAGTTAAAGCACCGCCACCTCCTGAGCCGCCTGTTGATGCGGTGAACAAACCATTTACGGCGCCACGCCCGCCACCGAGTGAAGTGACCGTACTGAATAATGAATTACCACCATTGGCCGCACTTCCAGCAGATGCACCGCCTGCGCCAATTTCAACTGAATAATTTGTCGATTTTGCCAAAGATAAAATTGATTCGGCTGATGAATTGCGCCCAGATGTGCCGGCACTTGTTCGGTAACCACCCGCGCCGCTTCCACCGATGTTAGTACCGCCACCACCCGCAATCACCAAAAAATCTACATTTAAAGGTGGGACTGATCCAGAACTAGCAAAGATTCCAAGTATTGGGGACATTAAAGCAGATCGCCAATCACGGTAAAGGTATTGCTACCAGTACAAAGAATTGATCCTGCGCTGTACTGTTTTCTCAATTTTGGAGCAGATGGCGTTCCTCCAGTTGATGTAATAGTTACGCCTGCGCCTTGAGATAAAGTTACTTGCCCAGCGCCAATTTGCTGAAAATTGATTATGTTGCCAGTTGCAAAGACAGAAGGTGGAACAGTTAAAGTGATTGCAGCAGCGTTTGAAAGAGTTACCATCTTTCCAAGATCAGCAGCAACTAATGTATATGTTGTTCCTGTTTGGGCGTTAAATGAAAGTGTTGTGTCGTCTTGTTCAATCCAAGAGAAGTCTAAATCTGTGCCAGAAGCTTTGGCTAGGACTTGCCCAGTTGTGCCGCCTTTGAGATCGACCATCGCTGTGTCTATATCTTGACCGAGCGCAGCAATGGCAGTAGCGCCATCCTTGACTAGATCTGTCGATTGGGGGATATCCCAGCCGAAGTTGGTTGTTGTTGTTGCCATTAGGCTACGACTCCTATCGCGTTAATC